TGCGTCCGGCTACGCTACGGTGGCATAATGCCCGCGCAGCACACTTTGTTCCCTGCGGTGGGGCAGGGACTCTACATTCCACCGCCCCCACCTGTGGACCCGACTAATCTCATGCTTGAGACTGGAACGGGTATCCTACTGACTGAGGACGGTAATGGCATACTCATCGAATAAGGATCAGCCTGTGAGCAAAGAGGCTATCAAGGAACTTGCTATGGCCTCGCCGCCCACCGCTGTTGGCGGGGCGTGGCTCGCAGGTGTAACGATCAACGACGTTGCTGCCGGCCTGGCAATTGTGTACACCCTGGGACTCATCATCGCTAAGAGTCCTGCCATCTACGAAGCGATTCGTTGGTGGCTTCGCAAACTCCGGAGGAACGATGGCCAAGAACGCAGCCAGTGAAGACGCACTAGGCGCTCTGCATGCTACGGTTGCCAAGGTTCTGACCCAGGCAATTCAAGGTGAAGAAGTAACTGCTGCTACTCTGTCAGTTGCAGTAGCCTTCCTCAAGAACAACAACATCACTGCCGACGCGACTCACAACGAGGAACTGGCAGAACTGACCGCTGCACTCGCTGCTCGTCGCAAGGACGGGAAGGGCAAGCTCAAGGAAATGCAAATGGCGGAAGAGCAATTCTTCAAGTCTGTTGACATGCCGGGTATCGTGCAATGAGTGTACGCGAGGATGCAGCCGCCGCACAGAAGCGGTGGGAAAGACTAGGTCTTCTACAGGAGTATTACTCCGACTTCACCCCCTTCCTTGAAGACGTGATGGCGGAGCTTGGCTTTAGCACGACCCCTGTGCAGAAGGCCATTGGCCGCTGGATGTCTTATGGTCCTCAGTACCTGATGGTGCAGGCTCAGCGGTCCCAGGCTAAGACTACCATTGCTGCTGCGTTCTCTGTGTGGTCATTGATTCATGACCCGACCTGTCGTGTGCTTATCCTGTCCGCAGGTGGCACACAGGCTAACGAGATTAGCACGCTGGTGGTTCGCATCATCCTGACTATGGATGTGCTAGCCTGTATGCGGCCTGACAAGACGGCAGGTGACCGCACCAGTACGGAAGCCTTCGACGTACACCACAGCCTCAAAGGCTTGGACAAGTCCCCGTCTGTCGCTTGCGTTGGTATCGACTCGAACCTGCAAGGTAAGCGTGCCGACCTGCTGATCGCGGACGACATTGAGTCTTCCAAGAACTCAGCTACTCCTGGGCAACGCGCCAAGCTGCTGCACTTGACGAAAGACTTCACTTCGATTTGTACGTCCGGCCGGATCATCTGGCTTGGTACTCCGCAGACGATGGAGTCAATCTACAATAGCCTACCGCAGCGTGGCGTCAGTATCCGCATCTGGCCGGGTCGTTATCCTACGGCTCAGCAGATGACGCACTACGGGCAGCACCTTGACCCGACTATGCGTCGAGCCATTGAGCTTAACCCTGCGCTGGCTACGGGTGGCGGACTGCTTGGCGATCAAGGCCAGCCGACTGATCCTGTACTCCTGGGTGAAGAGGCCCTACAGAAGAAGGAACGGGACCAAGGTTCTGCCTACTTCCAGCTTCAACACATGCTGAACACTGCGCTGTCTGATGCGCAGCGGTTCCCGTTGAAGCCACACAACCTTGTCATTATGCGTGGAGCGAGTGATCGCTTCCCGCTGACGGTAGTGCGTGGGATGGAAGACACGCACATGCGTGACTTTGCCATCGGCGACTTTGCGTTCAAGATGGCTAGTCCCCACGAAGTTAGCCGTGAGACTGCTGCTCTGCAATCTAAGGTATTCTACCTTGATCCCGCAGGTGGTGGTAAGAACGGGGACGAAACGGCCTTCGCCTTTGGGGGTTTCCTCAATAGCAACATCCATCTGCTTCTAGCTGGTGGTGTGGCTGGTGGTTACTCTGAGTCCGGGATGCGCGAGCTTGCGAAGATCGTGGCTAAGTGTAAGCCTGACGTCTTGAAGATTGAGAAGAACATGGGCTTCGGTGCATTCCGTGCTGTGTTCCTTCCGATCTTGCGTGAGTATCTTCAATGTCAAGTTGAGGATGACATGGTGCATGGGCAGAAAGAATTGCGCATCATTGAGACTCTCGACCCAGTAATTGGTCGTGGCTCACTGATCGTGCATGAGTCTGCTGTCGAATCTGATGCGTTCTACTGTGATCGCTACAGCCCGACAGAGAAGATTCACTTTAGCCTGTTCCACCAGATGGCGAAGATTAGTCGTACCCGTGATGCCCTTGTGCATGACGACCGACTTGACGCCCTCGAAGGACTGGTCCGCCACTACCAGGAACAACTGGCTCAGGACCAAAAGAAGAAGCTCGCTGCCTTGCAGAAGGCCGAGTTTGCCAAAGCCGTTGCTGACCCTCTTGGGTACAAGCAATACATCAAGGCACCCAGTTCAGTAGCCAATATGCTGAACCGGTTCCGCCGCCGCTAAGCCAAGCCCTTCGGGGCCTCTCGCCTAACTAGGAGATACCTATGCGAGTTTCTGAACTTCCGTCCCCCGGCTTCCTGTCGAATGCCATCTGTCTGCGTAGTGAGGCTGCTAAGGCTATCTCTACGGTCCAGATCCAAGACGCCCGTAGCGGTGGTCTGGGTTCGTCGAACGCTGCTGGTCTTGCTGCGTTCTTCACCGCCTGCTCGGCTGCTGTGGCTGATGTCGCAGCTACGACTCCGGTGATTAGCACTGCTGTCGCTACGTCGGCTACGACCCTTAAGCTGACGTTCAACGTCGCTATGGATACGACCGTCAAGCCTGCCGCCTCTGCTTTCACGTCTACCGGTAACACCATCACGGCTGTTGCTTGGGGTACGGGTGGCGACGTTGGTAAGCTGATCCTTACCGGTACTGGCTTTGCCGCTACCGAGTCGCTGGTCTACACGAAGCCGGCTGTCAACTTCCTGCGTAACAGCGTGGGTGTTGCTGCGGCCACTCAGACCAAGGCGATCACCTAATCATGGGAGCAGCTACTGACGCCATCAAGGCTACGGTAGCTAGCGTCGTGGCCCGTCGGGTCGCAGTGGCAGTCCTTACTGTCTCTGCGGCCGGGGTCACTACCCTGGTTAGCCATGAAGAACAAGTCAACACGGTCTATCTTGACCCTGTTAAGATCCCAACCGTGTGTGTTGGGCATACCCGCACTGTGTCGAAGGACATGGTGGGGAAGTATTTTACTGACGAACAGTGCGAAGACCCGCTTCGGCAAGACCTTCAGGTCGCTGAGCGTGCTGTTAAGCGCAATGTTACCGTCCCGATTACCCAGGAGCAGTACGATTCTCTGGTTAGCTTTACTTTCAACGTTGGCGCTACGAATTTCCAGAACTCCACCCTGCTACAAAAGCTGAATGCTGGCGATTGTATGGGCGCTGTCAAGGAATTTGGCCGCTGGATCTACGCTAAGGGCGTGAAACTGCGTGGTCTTGTGCGTCGTCGGGCTGATGAAGCTGACAATTTCGCTACCGGCTGCTCGGCATGACTCCCGAAAGCATCATTGCGCACATTGCCTCTAGGGGTAATGAGTACATTGAGCCTTCGGTAAGCCTGTGTAAGTTCTGGTTCCGTGTCTGGAACGCTATTGAGTTCGACAACAAGCTGTCTACTCCCAGGTTTATCGTAACAGATAACCCGGAGGAAGAGGTTTGTGGCGAGTTCAGTGCTGAAGACTACGTCGGTCTGATTAGGATTAACGCTCCATTTACCAGGCAACGCCACCTGTTCATTGCGACTATGCTGCATGAGATGCTGCACCAGAAGCAATGGGAAGATGGAGAAGAGCCTGGGCATGACGACAAGTTCCTGACGCTAGCCGCATGCTACTCACTGAAGTACGGAGTTGATGTATGACGGCAATGATCTTTAAGTACGTGGCCATCGTGTCCCTAGTGGCTTCTGTGCTGCTCGGCCTACGGGCTTGGCAGCTTCAGCACCGGGTCGAGGCCCAGGCCGCCGAGGTGTTGCAGATTCGCAACGAACGGGACATGGCCCAGGAAGCCCTGAAATCGGCCCTACAGGCGCGCGCCCGGGATGCCCAGGTGCTCGCCCGCCTCCGCGAGGAAAATGCAGCCACGGCCCGGAAACTGGCCTCGGCGCGTGCCTCCCTGGCGGACGCCCTGGCGGCGGCGCAGGAATGGCGGGATGCCCCTGTCCCCGGTGGGGTCTTGGAGATTCTGAATGCTGAGTAAGCTACTACTCCCTGTGTGTCTGCTGGCTGGGTGCGCAAGCCCTGTGCCGCAGGTTATCAGGATTCTCCCGCCTGCCGAGTTGATCCAAGACTGCCCTGTTCCTCAGGTCAAGCTGAGGACTAACGGTGACATGGCGAATCATATCGTGGACTTGCGTTCTGCACTCAAGTCTTGCAACAATGACAAAGCTGCCCTGAGAGACTGGGCTAAGGAAAGTGATGGCGGACGTTAAACTGTCAGCTCTGTCCACTGCCCCTGGTGTAGCCGATGAGGACTACGTCTACCTGGTGCATTCGGGTACGAGCTACAAGATCCCTGTTGGGACTCTGCTCTCTGGTCTGACTGCCAGCATTAGCACTGTAGCTAATAACCTGGCTACTGAGGTCAATGATCGTATTGACTCATACACTGGCTTTGCCGAGGTGCCTCTGCTCGCCGGTAGCCTGACCCCTCAGACTGCTAACGGCTGTGCGCCTCTGGCTCAAGCTACGTTTGGCTCTGGCCCGCAGATTGGTTACCTTGGCTTCGATGCCTCGACGACTGAGTATGCCCATGGCTGGCTGCCTCTCCCTGAACGCAGTTGGTCGGACACTGTCCCGACTACCGAGATTGAGTTCAAGGTGTTCAGCTACCCGGCCTCTGGTTCAGGTAACGTAGTCTGGAAGATCGAGACTGTCGTGACTGACCCGACTACTGTTCCTCAGACTATCCCGACTGCCTTTACGGGGTCGTGGCAAGAAACCCATACGCTTAGTAGCGGTGGTATTGCTGACGGTACTGTGGTAGTCGCTACGCCTGGTGGCTTCTTCGGTCCGAACAGTTGTCTCTTCTTCCGTATCTCGCGGCTCGGGGCTGACAGCTTTGACACGCTAGCGTCGGATGCTAACCTGCTGGCGGTCAAGGTCAACCTGCCCACCTTCAAGGCTAAGGACTTCTGATGATTCCTTATCAAGCAGGGCAGGTGGGTATGACTCAGATCATACCTGCCTCGTCACCTACTTTGCTTACGGACGCGGGCATTGTAGTTCCTAGTGATGCTGTTAGATTCCAGACCCAGTACGCAGAGGGTGCAGGATCAGGCGTCTTCATGGAATACTCCATATATGGTGCTATCGGTTCGTCTATACCTGCGGGCGTTGACCTTAATCCACCTATCTGCACCACAGCCGTAGGTGGTCCTATCGGCTTACCCTTCTCGCTACGAACTGCACCACAAGGTTTCTCCTCTCCTATCCGCAACTACATTAGGCATTATCCTATAGCATTGCGCCCAGGTGGTTATGGTCTATATAGCCTCAAAGGGTCTGTAGACTTTACCATCGAGTTCTGGTGTATGGTCGAGGTTGGGCGGTTGGCTAAGAGTGGCGGAATTATGATCTACGGATCTAATTCTTCTGTACCGTCATCGTTCGACTGGTATATTGGGGCTAACCTAGCGGCAGCGCCTAGTAGCGGATCTTACCCAATTAGCTTTGTGTATAGACGGTATAGCAGTCCTACTCTAATTGGGCAACGCATCACTGAAATTGGTGCTCTAAGCAACACTAACCCTGGGACTACACGCGTCGGACAATGGCACCATATTGCTATTGTGAATGGTAACGGAAGACTTCGCATGTACTGTGATGGTGTATTGCGGTCTGACATTCTCGGTGAGACTACAGATGTCTATACTGACTCCGTTGTAACCCCAGCGCCTCTAGTAGTTGGCAATACACTCAACGGTTCTACTAATGAGTTCGGAGGCCGCATTGGCCCTTGTCGGATTGTCAAAGGCTATGCAATGTATACCGGACCATTTACTCCACCCTCTGCACCTTTTCCTGTTCCAAGATGAGATACAAAAGCCGTAAGTTCCTTATCTGCGCTGGTAGCATTGTGCTTGCCAGTGCCCTGCTGTACATCAGCCGAGTCTCTGAGACTGGTTGGAGTACTGTCACCCTTGCTGCTATCGCGGCGTATTGCACGGCTAACGTTGTGCAGAAGAACAAGGAGATTGCCGAATGATTATCGGTTTCGACTTTATAGATGACAACGCTGTTCATTGGGCAGGTAAGCTTGTGTTCCAGCCTGGGGCCAGCACGTTCATTGTGTACGCCCACGAGAACTACGATATTGGAGACGATGTCCGTGCCGATGGGTACTGGACTCGGATCGATGGCGTCTTTGACCTAGCCTCTAGATGGGACGCCCGTACTCCGAACGGTAGCCGATTCAAGAACTGGGTCATTACCGGCATCTTCGAGGTTATTCCTGGCGGTGCCGGCCTTACGTTCTGGGATAACTTCCGCGTGGATGAAGGCCTCTTTACCCCTATTGGTTGGCGGGCTAAGCAAGAGAACCTCGATGCCTTTGCTACCTTCCTCGCTCAACCTCGGATCAAGGATCCGTGCAAGGGCTGGAGTGCCGAAGAGCTTCAAGGGCCGTACACGAACGCCACTGACCTTAACAACCTTATTGTCGAGGCTTTTACCAGCGACAACCTGAAGGTGCGGCCTCGTGCGCTCATGTGCCTTACTCCGGAAGCATCGGTGCAGTTCCACATGAACGACCAGAACCAGGACGGGAGTCTAGCTACTATTGGGCCTAACATCCCTACTGGTACTATCATCCCTATCCGGCCTATCGGTACTACTTCTGATGTCCCTACTGGTGCCTTCCTGGCACTCTGGTAATATGACCTTCATCTACATCTACTTGTTCTGGGTCTGCTATGTGGCAAGCATCCGTGTGTACAACCTGTACACGGAAGGCAAGCTATCTACGGCCCAAGTAGTGTGGGCAAGCCTCCTAGTTGGGGGCTTTGTCCTGGCAGACATTGCACTGAACTGTATTCTGGAAGTCTTCGACTGGACCGGTCCAGGGCTGGCTAAAGAGCAGACGCTAAGCAAGCGGTTCGCTCGATGGTCGAAGGAAGATGGTTGGCGAGCGCAGTTCGCTAACTGGTTCGGGGTGATGTTCCTACATGTCTATGATGACGGGGATCATTACAACTAAGAGGTCGTGAGGTAAAATTGGTTTAGGATTGCGAGGGGGTAGCTCCGACTCCGAGTCTCCGCCCTTCCCCCGTACGCCCCCGCGCGGACGGGCGCGAGTACCACAGGCCGACCTTGCCGTCAAGCCCCCTGTTCGCGGGGTTGACGGGCGGGCCTGGGCATGGTAGACGCGCGGACATGTACATCCGCGTGCATCCGCACGCAACGGGCGACGCGCATAGCGGGCGCAGGCGCTCGCGCAGGGGCGGGCGGGTACGTGCGCCTGCCCAGGGGCGTGCGGACGCGCTGGCGGGCCTGTACGGGCCTGCACGGGCGTGCGTCACGCGCGGTATCGCGGGCGCGACTGGAAGGGCGGGCCATGCCGGCGCACGCGGACGGGCACACGCGCTCGCACGCGCGATCTATCGCTCTTTTCGGGAAGTCAATAGGGGTTTACCCTCTAGGTGGATCGATCTTTAGGCTTTAGGATTCATCCCATGGTTGATCGATGAAGGTTGATTGACCTAGTGCTACATGGATGTTGACTCTAGGGTTGATATCCCGTAGCATTGTGCAAGATAGACGATTTAGCTTTGCTATGTCGTCTGACAGAAACGATGGATTGGCTTACAGGCCGATCTATCGGGCCGTCCGGCGTCAGCTCTCGGACGTGGCGCCACTAGGGTTTACCCTGATGACAGCCCCGCCAAGCGATGCTAGGATTGCTCCCGACTAGTCGAGAAAGCTCGCTAGCTAAGGCAGGTTGAAAGTAGCCGTGTGATGGCGGGCTACCTGCCAGAGTTAGTAAGCCAGGTCTCTAGGCTCTAGATGTTCTAGAGTCTAGGGGTTGCGGCGAGTACGCCTAGAGCGTGCGAGCACTTGACAGACTAGCTAGAGTTTGATAGAGTATAGGCTCCTAGTCGAAAGGCTAGGTAGTCAGACTAGCTAGGAAGCCTTAGGGTTGACAGGCTAGGAAGAGTCTGCTAAGATAGAGGCTCAGAAGTTAGAAGTATCGACGGGTCGGCTAAGTAGCGTAAGCGAACGGTCGGCTAGGCGAAGGTGGAAAGCCCCTAGTCATGGGGTAGGTGCGTGAGTACCTATCTCGGAAACTGGGATGTCGCTACCATTGATGCCTAACGTCCTGGACCGCAGAGACTACAGGTATAGGCTTATCTGCCAAGATAGGCTATTAGCGTATCTGTATAGCGCGACAACCATCTGTAATGGATGGCTTGGGTGGAAGTGTGCCAACACTGGGACCGTGGCCCTGAGCGGACGGGTAAAGCCTATTAGCTAGTCTTACAAACTACCTAACAGCATTCTGACCCTGACAGCAGTGATGAACTGTTGACGCGAGACAACGTAATACAGGGGTGATGCGGAGTTTGGTTAGCCCACCGGGTTTGACTGGATGGTCTATGTAGTCTGTTCGATACATAGAGAGGTCCTGAGTATGGTGGGGAGAGTGATACTGTCTCTCAGGGGAAACTACGTCATCCCGAACAACAGTTACTAGGTCGAATATCTAGGTAAGCCTAACCCAGTGTTAGGTTAGACATCTGTAGTGGGTGACTAACCTAGCACTGTCGCTAGAACCATTAGGATTCATCATGTTTATCAAAATCGAGCGCTGTTCTTTAGTCTGGGCACTGTTCATCGGTGTCCCGAACCAATACGGAGTCCCGTGCAAATACTTCGTCACTGACGACTTCGGGAATATGGTCATCGTTCCCGTCAAGTCTGCGGGATTCTCTCTGACCTGAGTTCTTACGTAAGGGTTCGGCCCTTACGCTAGCACTCTCGCTAGGCAAACTACATGAGGTTAATCATGGAAATCATCAAGGATGGCAAGGCCCTGGACACGCTCATCACGAGCATCAAGGGCCGTGCTGCCAAGCTGGACAAGGACATCCAGCATGCTGCCCTGTCGGCAATCTGGCACTTCGGTGTCCGGACCAATGACAAGGGTGAACTGATCGGCGATGTCGGTTTCATCAACCGGCTCTACCTGTCGCTGGGCAAGGGCGCTCGACATGTCGCTCTGACCGAGTGGCTGTTGCACTTCGGTGGCGTCGAGGCCAACAAGGGCCAGAACAAGGACACGACTCCCTTCATCAAGTGCAAGGGCAAGGCCGTGGATTTGGACGGTGGCACCAAGACCCCGTGGTACGACATGAAGCCGAGCAATCCTCCGGATCAGGTCGTGGACATGCTCAAGGTCATCCTGTCGGCGATCAAGAAGGGCCAGGGCGGCAAGAAGCAAGTCGAGCATGGTGAGATCCTGGCCGACCTGCAAGCCATTGCCGACAAGTACGCCGAGGCACTGGACCCGGACAAGTACGTCGATCTGAGCGCGGTTGACGAAGCGCCGATGTAAGCGCCGCAAGGTAATCTAGACCCATAGGGCATTAGCTACGGCTAGTGTCCTATAGTCTGTGTTACTTCAAGGGAAGGAACGGTAGTGTTTCGTAGACAGATGGGCTATAGGTCATAGGCCCGCCCCGAAGACCGCGCCACTCACTCGGCGTTTCGTATAGTAGGGTGAGGCTATGCCGAGCTGTAGTGTCTACGGCTCTTAACCCGGCCGGTGGCATAGCAGAGGGCACATTAGCCAATAAGCTGCATAAGGTACACAAACGCTTTATGTGGGGATAGACATCATGGCTAGTGTGTCCTCTGCTTTGTCACTGCCCAGGAGGCGTTAATCATGAGTGTTCGATCATTCCAGCAGATCGCCGATGAGGCCGATGCTGCCAAGCCCTACAAGGTTCGGTACATCAGGTCTGACGATGAAGTGCCCGGGTTCACTCCCGGCAAGGTGTACGAAGTCAAGGACGACCCGACAAACGTGCATTACGTGTCGGCAATCTGGCACTTCGTAGAAGTCATGGACGACGACGGTTACGACCGTATCCGCCCTTCCGACGAGTTCGAGAAGGTCGAGTAAGCAGACCCACATTCCCTAGGCATCTGAGGGTGCCTAGCCATGTGTGCCCGCAATAGGGGTTAAGTCCCTACTAGTCCGTAAACCCGGACAGAACAACTGCAAAGCTAGGAACAGACTGCGGGCCTTTGGGCTGCCGAGCGTCTATGTCGCTACCGATTGCATTCCCCATAATGGGCACACAACCCTTCAACCCAAGGAGAGCGTATGTTCCTCGATCCCCTGTTCTTCCGCCGTCTGCTGAAGTGCGGCATGCTGGCGGGTGCTGTCACTGCCATGACCATCAGTTCATGCTCTGTGCATGCTTCCGAGCTGACTCCCGCACAGCAGATCACCCGTGCCTGCAAGCTGGCCGAGAATCAGCAGCATCCGGCCTGCGTCAAGCGTACTGAAGCCCGTGCGAAGTCCAAGGCCCGTGCTGAAGCCCGCGATCAGGCCGTCCTGGACTCGATCCTCGGCCGCGATCCCGGCGCTCCGACGCACTGACCCCGGGAAGGCCCCTGGCGGGGCCGCCACGCCATTTTCCGCCCCGGGGTGCCACATCGGCCCGTCCGGGGCATTCCAATCGATCCTGGGCCGTTTAAATCGCCCGCACCATTCTGGAGCATGTCATGAACGCTGTCGTCAATAACTACGTGGACGCCTTCCACTCTGCCTATCCGCAGAAGAAGCTTGAAGTCCGTACCGTCAAGGGCGGTTACCGCATCGTCGTTGACGGTGACGCTGGCGAGCGCACCCTCGACGCTGCCGATATGGGCTTCGCAACCACGGCCTTCAAGGCCCCGGGTCGCCGGCCGGAGGAAGTCCGGAAGTACAAGCTCAGCAACGTCGCCCGCTTCGTCTGAGTCGAAAGACCTAGGCCCCTTAATCGGGGCTTATCCTTTCCACTCAACCCTTAGGGATCATCATGCGTATTTATACTGGTGGCTACGGCTTCGCTAACCATGACGCTGCCAAATGGCAAGCCAAGATGCGCCGCGTCGCTCTTGTCCTGGCCCGTGCCTACAAGCGAGGCGAATTCGACGCTGTCGCCGTCCAAGGTAGCTCTGGCGTGTCAGCTATCTTCGCTGCCCGGGCTTGTCTGCCTGCTGGTGTTGACTTCCCGATCATCGTTGTCCGCAAGGACGGCGAGGGTAGCCATGCCGGCAAGATCACCGTCCCGGAGACTGCGGGACGGCA